CTATGAAGCAGCTTGCAGCTCATCGCGAAGTCGTTCAAGAATGCGCGCGATTTTCTCTTCCTCCACCTTTGTCAGATCCAAAGTCTCAATAACATGTTCTAGCTCAGTTAGTGAATCCATCCTTCCAGGTCCTCGCTCTTCCCCTCTCAGTCTCTCGACTGTGAAACACTGTATACCCATACAGTAACCAAGCGAATGTACCACTTTTTGCAGACTTAGTGGAGCAGTATCTTCTTGAGCCTCCTTTACCTTTTTCCTAGCCGTTGATAGATCCCATACTCTATGACTCGTCATAAAACCGCCACTTGTGTAAATGTTGATTTTTGCGGCGACTCTCCGTGTACTCAGCCATCTATTTTTTTTGACTACAATCTACACGACCACGATGTGCCATTACTGAGCAATTGCACTATAGGCGTCCCAGATTTGGGACAAACATAAAAACATGATCTAGAGCACGGTTGGCCACCACAGATAAGGAATGCCTATGAAGCGGTATCTGACCAGCTCTAGCATCGAGTATGTCCATCGCACAAAGAAGAAGGTGCGCAAGCTGATGGCGGAGAGAAAGCTCAGCCAGTCCAAGATCAGCAAGCTGACCGACATCCCCCGCTCCAGTATCAGCAGATGGCTATCGCCGCATCACGACGACTTCATGGGATTGGCAGAGGCGGTCATGCTCTCGTCAGCGATGGGCCTATCCGTCCAGGCCATCCTTGCAGACCCTGACTGGAGCGTCTCAGATGATGAACATATGGGGCTGATCAACCGAGCAGCAAGACTGCCGAAGCCACACCTGGCGTCGATGCTGAATTGCTATGCAGAGATACTTGGGGTTCGGGTGGGATAAGGGGCGATGGCTCGCCCCCTGCGCTGTCCTACTCATCGGAGCCTTGGTGTGAACCATCCCGGCCGCAACAATCCTTCAACTGCTCAAGGATGTTGGCGATCTCGGCACGAGTGAGGCAGGTAAGATCAAGCGATTCAATGATTTCTTCAAGTTCAGTCACGAGGAAAATGGGGTTCATTGCGAACTCCTGATAGCAAAGTTGCATGGGGTGACATCCCCAGGCACGCCTTGCTCACCTCTCAGGCGAACACCTGATTAATGAGAGCGACGTATACTGACCATCCATACCTCCAGTTCGCTAATGAAACCAACAACGAGGCCATATTATCAGTGTGGTGCTGTGGTTTGCCACATCCCAACCCGGATCTTGTCGTTTTCAATAGGCAATAAAATGGGGCCGAAGCCCCACCGTTATTACTCTGCCTGTTCAGGCATCATGCGCTCTATCCGCGCCGTGATCTTTGTCACTGACGTGCAGTCTCAAACGATCCAGAATCGGATTTTGCTGATAGAAAAAGGAGAGTCTTGATGCGCTTAACAACTACCACCATAGCTTCCATGCTTCTTTTTGCTGGGGCAGCTTCTGCCGAATGCATTGGATCTGGCAGCCTAAAAACATGCTATGACGACAGCGGAAACACATATACTGTGCAGAAATTTGGTAATTCCACTTATGTCGATGGCCAGAACGCCAGAACTGGATCAACTTGGAGTCAGCATAGCCAGAAGCTTGGTAACAGCACTTACACCACCGGGCAGGATGCAGATGGCAATTCATGGAATAGTACAGCCACAAAGGTTGGTAACTCTACAATTATTAATGGAACTGATAGTAACGGCGATCCATTTTCTGCCACTTGTAATGAGTATGGGTGCTATTAAGTGGCGTGCGACATTATTAGTGGAGTGTATTAATGGGGTTGTATTATTTGCGAACAATAGCAAGGGGTTTGGTCATATTGTCATCTGCGCTTGTTATTTCAGCTTGCGTTACCGCCACCCTCACCGAAAGCGGCTCCATGGTGAGAATGACATCAAACTCAGATGCTATAAAAGGGTGTGACTTCATTGGTAATGTTGAGGCCAGCGATCATTTTAATGGCGGGTTGTCAGGGCAAGCTGCTGCAGAAGAAAATGCAGTGAGAACACTGAGAAACAAGACTGCTGAAATGGGCGGCGACACCGTTACCATCATGATGAATAACACTGGATTCTCAGGGTCATCACTTAGAGGTGAGGCTTATCGCTGCAATAAATAACTAAAAAATCTGATCAAGCGCCGCAATAGCAAATCCAACCAGGACAAAGAAAAAGCTGAATGCCATAAAGTCATCCAGATCGCTCCGGCTGGATTTGCTAAAACACCAACACCCGGCAGCAAAGGGGATCAGGGCCAGCGTAAAGCTGAAACTGAACGCTTTGAGCGCCACCACCATCATTATCAACGCAAACAGTATCCACATGGTCAGGGTCCTCACATATTAAGGCCCTAGCTTACCCCCTTCGCATGGGCTCAGCCAGGGCCGCTATTGCGTCACTCCCAGTTCTTCCGATTGCGGTTTACCGCTTGGTACACCAGATCGTTTCGGCGCGAAAGCAGCTCATCGATACGGCGGCGCTTCTCATCAGCACTCAGAACCTTGTCACGCTGCATCAGCTCAATACGGTTGCGGAGCACCCTGATCTGCTGCTGGGTGCGGCTCAGGCTGCTGCGTGACTTCAAGATCCCGCCCTGCTCATCCAGCAGCTCATTCGCCTTATCGGTCAAACCCTCGCTACGGTACTGGTCAACCGTGCGCTTGAGCTGGTTCACCTCATTGAGCATCTGGTAGAACTGCTCCATATGTTGGGTGGACTTGGCCGGGCCAGTACCGCGATACACTGCTTTCACCAGCGGGATCTCGTCTGCTCGCCAGCTGGCCGACTCACCAGGGCGAGAGGCGCGGATGATGCCGTCTGCCGCAGCCATGACATAGCCACCAATCGTGCCTGTGTAACCAATCACCAAGTGCTCAAGCTGCTTGGGCGAGAAGCCGGACAGCTCGCCAAGCTCGCGCATCAGCAGGCTGGTCTGCTCGTTGTAGCGGGCTTCCGCCTTCACAGCCAGATCCTGCGCGTTATCGATGGGGCCGCCCCTGAAACTGTCATAGTTGAAGGCTGCCTCCACTATCGGCTTGACGATCTGCGGGGTGGGGTTGAGGGCGAAGGTATCGCCAACCGCTCTGGCGACTGCCTTGCCGAACTGGGCGCCGGCATCCTTGCCACCCATGGCGCGCACCATCCGCTCCGGGATAGTGCCGAACATCACCCCAATCTCGAACGGCTTGGGGATGCGGAAGTGCTGATCGCCGACAAAGATGTGCCAGTTGGCATCCTTGTCCCAGTCCGGCAGCTCCTCGTATCGCTCATCATCCCAGTTCATGGCCAGCAGGCCGAGCGACATGGCGGTGATCATCCCCGCACGCTTGGCAATCTCACGAGGGTTGTCGCGCAGCTCCCGGCTCAGTTTGCCCAGACCCTGCAGGCGAGCATTGAAGAACGGCAACACCAGGGACGCCCCCTGAATAAAGCGGGCCGCCCCCATCATGGAGAAGTCCATCAGGTCTTTTGACTCGAACGCCGCCTGTGCGTGGCTCTTGCCCGCCTTGATGGCCGCGGCATAGACCGCCTCGCGGTTGGCATTCTCGAAAGCCTCGCCATAGCGGTTGTACTTCTCCCACACATTGGCAACCACGCCCTTTGCCTGGGCGGCGTTGCGGATGATGCTCTTTTCGTAGCGGGCAATCTGCTCCGGCGTCATCCCCTTGCGGCGCAGTGACTTGCGCACGGTGTCGGCCATGGCGGTCGGGTCGTTACCGTTGACATAGCCACCCAAGAAGCTGGCGCCGCTGAACATCACATCAATGGTGCTGCCGTCCATCGCCAGGGTCTTTTTCACCCCCTTGATGGAGTCGATCACCGGCTTGAAGCCGTCTTTGCTGATCGCCCAGCTGGAGAGTGAGTCGCGCAGGAAGTTGCGCAGCATAAACTCAGGGGATGCGGTTACCCCTGCCGTCAGGATACGCTTGGCGCTTGACGCCATCATGGTCATCTTGCCAAAGGGTTTGCGGTCGAAGAAGGTCATGGCCCGATACAGATCAGGATCCTCCACCCGCAACATGTACTCCTCACCCTCAAGCTTGAGCATTATCCGGTCCTTGCCGTTGGCAAGCGCCTGATAGTCCATCTTGTTAGGCTTGGGTATCACCTCGATGAGCCCGGTATCCGCCAGATTCCAGACGGTCTTTTGCGCCGCCATGTTCTTCATGGAAGCGTCGATCAGCTTGGAGGTAGAGGTGAAGATGTTCTCGAGCAGGTCGTTGGTGTTGGCCTCCCCACCCTTAAGTTTCTTGATCCCGGCGTTCTGGTTGGCAATGCCCTTAGGCTTGAAGGGGGCGATCACGTCGCCGTCATCTGATTCACGGAAGAACGGGATGTACCATTCGCTTTCAAACTCGGCCCGCGCCTCCTTGGTGAATAGTCCAGCCTCCTGCGCCAGATCCAAGGTTGCAGCATTAAGGCGGTTCCAGCGGGCTTTTGCCTCCTTGAACTTGGCCTCCTTGCCCTTGCCAAGCCCTTTCAGGGCAGCGATGTCCTGCTCGCTCAGCAGATTCTCGCGCCCCTGCTCCATCAGCAGCTCAGCCCGGTGGCCGGCCATCCAGCCCAGCCAGTTGTGCAGATCAGCCCCCAGATCGGAGAAGATGCCAAGCAGCGCGTCTTTCTCGCCGGTGCCCGCCTTGCGCTGGATCACCCCGTCATTCCACTCCGGCAGACCATAGAGCATGGTCGCTTGCATGGTGGAGGCTGCCCCGGTCGCCATCCGCGCCGCAACATAGCCTGAGTCGGCAGCATCGGTAATGCCTGCCGCATCCTCTGCATACTTGATGGGGGCCAGCGCATCGAGCACTTCGGTGTTGGCTTTCTTGATAAAGCGGTCTACCCATGACTCCACTACGCCACGATCAACCTTGCGCAGCTTGTCCAGATTGGCCTTGGTCTTGTCGATGATGTCAGGCTTGGGGCCGAGATTGAGCTTTTCCATGGCTTTGTCGGCGGCCGTGTTGGCTTGGCTCATCTTGATCCCGCCCTTCTTTGCTGGCTGTTCAGACTCCTGACTGAACTTCTGACCACCATCCGGGCCGCCATTGTCAGGGCCGCCGCGCTTCATCTTCTTGCCCAGCCCTTCAATCAGCACTCTGGTTTCAGCTGCGGTAATGCCACCAGGCACAAAGCCGACAGTGCGCAGCGCCTTGGTAACCCATGCCACCACTTGATCCCAGCCACGGCGCCAGGCACTCTGCTCCAGTTCGGCCAGGTGGGCGATCACCTCCTCGGCCTGCACCCCGACATCCTCGCCAGCGTAATGGGTATCAACCCACTCCCACACCGCCTTCATGCTGGGGGCGCTCTTCGATTTGATGATGCGGCTGATCAGCTTGGTGTACTCGCCATCGCCCAGCACATTGGCTAGGCCATAGTGGGCCAGCACCTCATGGCGCAGGATCTCGCGCATCCGCTTGGGGTGGGCGATGGTGTCGGCGGCCACATGCAGGGTGCCGTTGTCATCATCGAACGCGGCGCGGCGGATAAGGCCATCTTTGGCTGCCAGCCCCAGCGCCTTCTCCAACTCGGCCTGGATCGCGTGGATCTGCACATTAATGCCACTGGCGCCACGGTACTGCTTGAACCACTCCTTGGTGACCAGCTCCGCCTCTTTGCGGGTCAGGTGCTTGGCTGGCTTCTCGCCCTGCGCCATGGCCTGTTTGGAGAATGAGACGGCTCGCTTTGCGCTTCCCCCTTCGTCCTGCTGCGGTGGCGCCGATACGATGTTGCTGTTGCTCGCGGCTGGCTTGATTGGGGTTGCGCTGGATGGGTTGCGAACACGCGCTATGGCCGTGCTGAGTGCGTCTTTCTTGGCTCCTTCAAGCCCCCATCGCGCATCATCCGGATTGTCGTCGTGGCTGATGCCAAGCTCGTCAGCCACCGCCAGTACCTCATCATCCGTCAGGGTGACAATGTCCACGCCCGCCGCTGGCTGTTCGCCAACTGGCTTGGTGGTATCACCACCCTTCACCCAGCGCTTGAACTCCTCCACCGGCATCGCCTTGATGGAGCCAAGCCCCTTCCACCCCTTCTCATAGTTGGCAAGGTAGCCAGCCTGGGCGGCCTGCTCATCGGCAAAGCCCATCATTACCTTGTGTTCGTCAAACTTGCCGGTATTGGGGTCCACCTGATCCACCACGTAGACGGTTTCGCTATCTGGCTGTTCACCGATGAACACATCGACATGATCCCCGTCCGCCCCCAGTGTGCGCTTGATATAGCCGTAATCGTGGGCCATGGTGGATTGCCACGCCTTGCCATCCTTGTCGGTACCAGAACGGGTAGAGCCCTTGGGGTTCTCGAGCGCGATATCCAACCCCTGCAGCTTGAGGTGACCTTTCTTGTAGTTGCCGGCCTCCTTCTGAGCGTCGGTTGGTTCAGGCGCCACCTCGGCGCGGGCTGCCTCGATCTGCTGAACCGGCTCACTGGCGGCTGGCGCGGCGTACTCCCGCACCTTGGCTGCCGATGACTTGGCCACCAACAGGCCGCCCTTACCCTGGATCGCCTTTACGCCGCTATCCTTGGCCCACTGCTTAATGAGCGGCACCTCGCCTTTCAGAGTGATGGTTCCATCAGGGTTATCGATGGCTTCCGCCCAGGGCGTAGGTGCAGCGACAGGTGCAGGCACTACCGGATCTGGTTGCGCCACCTCAGAAACAGCAGCCCCGGCATCAGGGGCCGGGGCTGTCAGTGTTGGGTCATTTTGCTGCTGTCCATCAGGTACAGGTGGAGCAGCAGCGTGGTCTGCCGGATTTCCGGATCCAGCTCGGTCGGTGAGTCCGGCAATGGCTGGTCCAGCGCCTGCTGCAGCCGGTTCGCCTGCGCCAGGCTGATCGCCTTGTCCTTCACTGCTGATTGCAGGTACTGGGGTAACTGGCTCATTGCTCACCTCTGTCTGGGGTTGGTTGAGGGGGATCACCTCTCGGTATCCGGTATCGATAGCTGGTGCTAGTTGGCTGGCCTCGCCCGAGGTGACGGACGGCGCCGGAACTGTTTCAGCGCTTACGCTTGCAGCTGGCTGATCAGATGGTTGGTTCTGGTCTGTGACACTGATGTCATCGAGTTGCGGGGCACTGGGCTGCGTGGTTGCAGCAGCCTTCACCTGCTCCACTTCGGCGATCTCAGCCACCCCAAAGCCGCCACCATTGAGCGGCACCGGCATCTCCTTGCCCTTGCGGCTGGCCATGGCGGCCTCTTTCTCGGTTGCGAATGGCTTGCCTTTGCGGGTGATGCGGAGTGTCTGGAGCGGGCCAACTGCCGATTCGGTGGCACTGCCGCGCATCGGTTTGGCGTCAGGTTGTCGCTGATCTGCGCCATAGACCACATCGCGGTGCGGCAACTCGGTACCGACCTCGCGGGCCTCCCCCTCAATCACCGCGCCCGGCAGCTCGCCAGCTGGCTTGGTGGAAGATGCCTCTGGCGGCAACACATCCCCCTCCTGCCCGCTCTGCCAGCGAGTGCGCTCTGCGCCGCGGAACTGGGGGCCGGTGCCAGCCGGCTTGTCGTCAAAGTGGCCTTCCTTGGTCATCCCCCGGGCGGCATTGGCGTCACCTGCAAAGATCACATCCTTGAGCGGCAGGGCTGGGCGCTGGTTCTCCATGGCTACCTGCTGGGCGCTCTTGTTGCCTGCGAACGGGTCAAGCCCGAGCTCGCCAGCCTGAGCTCGCTCATAAAGGCTCTTGCCCTGATCGCCAGCCTGCATCTGGGAGGCAACCAACTCCTGCACTGACTGGCCAAACTCACCAGCCAGGGCGCGCTGCACCTCGCTGTCGGCAGCCATGCCCTTGAATCGCTCCGCGGTATCGTCGCGGCGCAGGTAGGCAGGCACATCACGCAGCTCGTCAAACTGGCTGGCGCTGGGGCCGAGCGGGGATTGCTCGCCAGATGGTGCAACCACCGGATCGGCCATGGCGTCGGCGGCAGGTGCCAAGTCAGGATCTGCCGGTGCGGCAGCGGGGTTTGCTTGCATCGGATCACTCTGCTCAACAGGTGCGGCATCCTCCACAGTGGCGGGATCTGCCTGTGCGCCCCCTTCGCTTTCTGGCTGTGACTTGCTGCCACGCAGCCCGCCAGCGCCACCCAGGGCGCCACCGGTACCCATGCCAATCAGGCCGCCCTCCAGCGCACTGGACACCACTCCTTTCATCGGGTCGATATCGGCAGCGGCCACCTCGTTAAGGGATTCGTTGATGGTGTATTGCTGTACCCCCTCCTCGAGGGTCTCGCCGATCCCCTCACCTACCGCCCCCTTGGCGGTCCCCTTGAGCACGCCACCGGTCGCCGCCTTGCCAGCCAGCATCTTGAACAGCATGGCATCGCCCATCACAGAGCCCATGGCGGCAGCGCCCCACACTTTGGCGTCGCTCATGGTGGCTCGGCTGGCAACGTTGGCAGTCTCCTCCCGGGCCAGCGACAGCTTTTCCTCATCAGAGAGGTGTTGAGTCTGCTGATCCTGGTCGATGCGGGTGAATGCCTGGCGGAAGGTATCGCTCCGTGACAGCTCATCAAAGCTCATGCCCAGCACTGACTCGCGGGTATTCACCCCCGCGCTACCTACCGAGCCGGTCGCGCCAGTGGTGACAGCCCCCCCGGTGGCGATTTTGGACACGGCCTTGGCGGCTACGGCCTCGGCCACCTCCTGAGTGGCGCCTCGCTTAATCATGGAGGCGGTGACAGCACGCCCGATACTGGCCTTGGCAGCGACGCCAGTCACACCGCCAGCCAGCAGGGTCGGCACCATGGAGCCCACGCCCTGTGCCATCTTCATGGCCCACACGTCGATATCACCCGCGCCATCGCCCATGGTGAGGCGCCCCTCTGGCGTCTCATCAATCAGGCTGCGGCCGATCGCCTCTTTGGCATCACTGCTCATGCCATCAGTCAAGGCATCCGCACCGGATTGGGCCAAATCCCCTGTTGCCGCAACCCCTTTCATCACAGGGGTGATCGCTGAGGCAACATTCCCCCAAGCAGTCTTTCCCTCATTCTCTTTCCCGTGACTTATCACGCCCCGTGCCAGCTCACCAATACCACCGACCAGTTCCAGTGCGCCAGCGCCAACAGCCTTTGGGTAGTCACTTAGCTTGGTATCAAGATCTCGTTTAGGCTCAGCAACTGGGGCGTTAAACTGCTGTCGCATGTCTGCCCAGAAGCCATCCATTCTTGTATCTGATTGCTGCGGTGACGGCAGGGTGTCACGAAGACTGTTCTTGTCCATGGTGGCCTCGGTTTTTGTGCAAAAGAAAAGCCCCGATCGGCGAACCGATCAGGGCTTGATATAGGGAGTGCTGGCCAATAAGCAGACTGGCCGACTATGGGGAGATGCTAACGCTGGGCGGGTGAATATTCAACCTGCATCATTCGTTGGATCCGCGCCGTGATCTCGGCTCGTTCAACGCGCGTCATGTCGATGCTCTCCAGCTCATCCAGCAGGGCGGTTAGTTCGACTTGCAGTTGGGCGGTGCTCATGCAGCACCCCCAACTTCCAGCAGTGTGATGATCTCGCCAATGGCCTTCACGCCCGCGTCGTTGTAGCGGAACGACTCCACCTGCTTGGGCGAGTTTGGCGATTTGTCGAGAAACACCTTGCCGTATTGCTCTGTTTTCAAGCCGTGTTCATTGGCGAGGCGACCCACCTTGTTGGCACTGATGCCGTAGCGGTCGCCAACCTCAGTGGCTGTGTAGTAATGCTCAGTGAGCAATGGCAGCGGAATAATGTCAGCGCCAGCCACCGGGTTAACCAGTGACGCGGTAATGGTTTGGCGAGACACATCACTCAGGTGGGGGAGCAGATTACAGATAGCTTGGGCGTTCTTGATCTGCTGATCGAGCGCTTGGGCGCGCAACGTGACAGCCTTGGCCAACCGCATGTCATCCAGCGCGACCTTGGCTGCCTTGCTGCCAGAGAGCTCAACAGCCTTTTCAATGTCGCCGTGGCGCAGGGCTTGAGCAGCTGCATAGACCTGCACTTCAAATGAGGCATCGATCCAACCGGCGTACTTCATGGCGACAATTTCAATCGCCCAAGTGCCCTGTTTCACACCGCCCTTAATCGATTTTACCGATGCTAGAAAAGTAGCATCGGCTTCAATCGCTTTAATAAACTCCACTTGGTGCTTGAGGAAGTTGCTTGGCCGTTGGCTCTCTGTCGCCTTTCCCAACGCCATAGCCGCCTTGTGCAGATCGTTGAGGCAGTACATGCCGTCAGCCTTCACTGCGATAGAATGGCTCTCGATAACGATGGCATTGACTTTCGTTTGTCTATCGGATTGATGTATAGTCATACCGTAGTCCTTACTTTGCTGGTTAGGTTTACATCCCTCGGCCCGAGCTGCTCCAACAGCTTGGGTCGAATCCTTTCTAGAACTTGAACTCATTCAGGTTTACCTCTCCCCGCTTTACCAGCGCATCCAGTACCGCCAGCCGAAACAAGACTTCCGTTGGCAGCGTTCTGAAATGTTGATTTGCGTTTTTGCTGTATTCGTCAACCATCTCTGGCGTCATTCTTATCTGAACTGGTTTTTTCTTCTCGATTCCCATTCTCTTCCTCTGCTTGGCTGTTATGTCTGAACAAATCATATGACCAAGACAAGAACCATGCAAGTCATTTGATGTGCAAATAGTCATATCGTTCGCTTTGACTCTTATCGCGCGCACGATAGATACTTGCATCATTGAAAAACGCCTATGACTATCCCAGTCGGCATATCAGGACCAGTTATGGCTATAGAGAAAAAATCGAAGAAGAATACAACAAGCGTCAACATGACACTGAGGCTAGATCCCCGCTCCAAGTATCTGATCGACCTGCTCGCAAGACAGCAGAAGCGCACCATTACAGGAGTGATAGAGTGGGCGGTTGAGCGTGCTGGCACCGAAGCAATCTTTGATAACGATCGTGGCATCAGCTTTTTAGAGGTGATCGACTCGCTATGGTCAACAGATGAGTCAGTTCGCCTTGCCAATCTGGCACTGGCACGCCCCGATCTGCTGGATTACGACGAGCTCAGGATCTGGGAAACTATCAAAGCATCACCGGATCTTTGGAATGCCAGCGGTCAATTGCTGTATACAACTTTGCAAGAAGAATGGGATCGAATATTAGAACACGTCGAACAGCATCGACTAAGCCGAGCTGTAAAACCCTATTCGGTTTTATAAAATAGCCAAAGGCCATTTTGAGCTCCCCGAACTGGGGGAGCTCAAAGCCTCTAAAGCATGTAGCTCACAAAACATTCATCATTTTGCTGGCCCCCTTGCCCATGCTGGCACATAGGCGTCGTTAGATGGCAGGCTGAAAGGTGACTCTAAATCACGCAGCGACAATGCCCCAGACTCCATTTCAAGAGGCTTTCTGTGCTCTTGGCTGTAGGCTCCGGCTCGCTGTGTCTTTGAGTCATGGTTAGCCTGTGAGAGGCTTGTTCTGGGGGCTGTTTTTGCGGTCTCTCCCCTGATCCTTCCGGCGGTCGAGGATGCTTGCTTAGCCTTATTGTATGCAGCTAACAGTGCGTCAAGTTGAGCCGAATCCTTCACGCTGTCGATAGGAATTCCGTTGCGTCTTGCCTCGTCCAGAATTCCAGCTCTCACTGGGTCTTGGCTAGCCCACTGCGAGGCAACCCCTGCCTGAGGAGTATCGCCAGATGATTCATCCGGCGCTGCACCATTGCTGACGCCATAGATGCTGTCTATTTTGGCTTGGTCTTCTTCGTAACTTGCGAGTAGTTGTTTGGCTTGTGCTTGCCTCTCTTCCAGACTGCCCACTGCATCACTGGAGAGAACATTCGCTACGTTTTTGTTGAGCTCCTTGATCAAGTCAACACTCGCCTGCTTATGACCTTTCAAGTCAGCTTGTTGGACTAAGCCAAGGCTCTGACCAACACGGTTTAGTGTCTCGCGGTTTTGCCCTGCCCCACTAAGCTGATGGTACATCTGGCTACGCTGGTACACCGTCTTTATCAGATCCCCCCATTTTGAGACTTTAACCGGATCGCCTGGCTGCGTGCTTCGACCTTCGGTCACTACGCTGTCAGCAGTGCTGCCGTCAGCATAAGTTACCTTAAGTCCATACATGACACCGCGCCCATCTTGAGTTGGAATGACATGCGTCAGCTCTTTATCTGTGATTTTTTTACCGGATGCCGCATCGACCTCGCCAATACCTCGCTTAACCTCCTGCTCCAGGATGGTATTTAATGGGCTAATGATTTCCGGCGAGTTGACGCGTTGGACAATGGCTCGCTGAGCATCCTCATTTCCCCAACTCAATTTCCCAGAGTCGATATCCTTCATCAGGCCAGAAATTTGCGGCACGATTTGCCGAGCGGCCTGAAGGTGCTGATTATCACTGTATCGGTCAAAATTGAACCGGTAGAGGGCTCCGCCCTTCTGGAACTCCTTGTTCTTCATCAGGTCAACATACCCTGCCGGATCCGCCTCGCCCCTTAATCTCGCTTGGAATGCAGAGTCAATCAATGGCAGGCTATCCTCAAGAAGCTTTTGGTTTACTCTCTCACTTACCAGCCAGTCATGCTCTTGTTTGGCCCTCCCCTCCGCAGCCTGAGCGAGCCCCAAGTTGGCATTGCGGTAAGCCTGCATGCCCTCTGCCTCTTTCTGCCTGAGGCCAAACTCCTGCCCCCACTGCTCTTTGGCTGTTTTCTGCTGTCCAACCATGTTGTCAAACTCGGCTTGCCGGAGGGAGAAGCTCCGATCAGAATCCTCCTTGTTCTGCTTCACCATTGCATCACGCAACCCCAGCTCTCGCTCTTGCCGGATCTCTTCCTGCTGGCCGCGCTGATAGCGGTCCATGGTGTTGAAGCCAGCCAGAAAGCCTTCTGCCAATCCTGATACACCCATCACTCATTCCCCTTTAAAACAAACTGTCAGCCAGAAATCCGACGCCTGCACCAATAAGCCCGCCTACTGGTCCGCCTACCGAACCAGCCATTCCGAGCATGGCCCCCATCGATGCACCAGTGCCGATAGTGCTCAGGGTCTGCCCTTTGCGGGCAGTCTTGAGGTTTTTGTTGGCAGACTCAACCTCTTGCTCACGATTGGCCGCATCACGCAGCCCCATCATCCCCTGCTGGCGCGTCTGGGCGCCAATATCAAGCAGTCCGTACCCCATCACATACCTCCACCAGTTTTGATTGCCTCACGCAGGCCGGCATCAGCGCCGGTCAAGATCCCCATCTGGCGCGCCTGCTCCTGCTCGCGCAGGCCGTTTTCAGTGCCCGCCGTCATCAGGGCAGCCCGCAAACCCTGGCTGTTGTCGTTGGTGTTGCTGCTCACCCCCATGCGGGCATTGCGGTTTGCCGTAGCCTGCTGGGCAGAACGCAGGGCGTTGGCGTTGTTCTCATCCACCCGGCCGAGCTGCTCCTGCAGCAACTTGCCGTTGGTAGCCAGCTCCATCAGCTCCTTCTGCTTCGGGTAGAAGCGGTCTTTCCAGTCCTGGTAGCTCTCGCGGGTGATCTGTGCAAATGTATCTGCGGCGTATCCCATCGTTTACCCCTTAATAGCCCTTGCCTTGCAGCACGCTGGCTGTCGGGCTGATCTTCTTGCTCACGGTTGTTGTTGCTGGCGCCTTAAGCTCCTTGAGCCCATACGCCGTGCCAGCTCCCGCCAACGTACCAACCAGACCAGCGGTTGCCTGTTGGCTCTGGAATGAGCTCTGGGCGTCACTGGTGGCCTTGCGCAGGCTGGTATTGGCCACATCCCCCATGGCAGCCAGCGATTCAGCCTTCTGCCCAGCACCAATGCTCACCACATCCTTGAGGCCAGCCACATACTTATCTTGCTGGCTGGACTGGGCGCGATTGGTGGTGTCGGTCTGGCTCAGCGCCTGGTCCGTCTCCAGATTGGACATGGCAGCCTGGTACTTGCCGCTGGTCGGATCCACACCGCCTGCCGCCATAGAGTCGGCCAGCCCGGCGCGTGCCTCGCCAAAGGATTGAGCGGTACCCAGCGCGGCCGTGCCAGCCAGCTTGTCGTACTCGCTCTCGTTGTTGAGGTCATCCACCTTGTCCATGAAGATGTCCTCATACTGCTGCAGGTCGTTTTTATAGAGCTGCCACTGCTCCATGGCCACATCTGCAGCCGCCCTCTGGGCTTCCGTCTCCTGAATTTCGTTAGAGCCACCCTTGCCCATCGCTCACCTCACAAGTTGATCTGAAACACAAAGAGCCCGTCAGCATCATCTGGCTGACGCACCCACCCCATTCTTGGCGCTACCCTGAGCCACCCTCTGCGCGCAGAGTGAAAGCGCAACCAGCGGGCACCTATCATGCGGGCCAGCCGCTTAACCTCCGGCAGGTGGCGCTCTGGCGCCCCGCCATCACCCCAGCCGACCCATACCAGCACGCCGGTAGTTCCCTGCTCGCTGACCGGCTTCAACACGAAGCCGTCATCACCACGCACAAACAAAAACGCCACCCTGTTACGGATGGCGTCTTGCAGTTCGGCGGGTAGCCTTGGGTTGCCTGTGTCGCTGGCGATGCGGTTGATTGCCTTACTCATGTCAATGCCATTAGCCAGACGGCTCTTGATGTTATGTTGTTCTCTGGCCCCGTCAGCGAACCGTTTCCGTAGGCGCTTGTTGCAAACGATATAGTTGCATCAGTGTTGGCTGGAATAACCATAAACGGCATAACTGTAACAGCAAGATTTACATCACCACCGGTTGGCAGGTTTGTAGTTGTTGTGATCGTCTCAACAAGAGAACCATTTAGGTATACATGCAGGTTAAGTCCAATGGTGCCAGACCCAGATACACGCCTGCTGAAGGTTATGCCACCCTGCACTAGCACCAGATTTCTGGCACGGTTGTATGCAGGGATGGTGAACGCCCCCTTGTGGGTAAACATCTTGGTGACATCACCAACAATCCGATCGGCATAAATAGTGCCAAGAACCACGCAGTTCTGATCTATCGTGCAGTTACCGATAGTCATATTGCGAACATAGCCGCCCTCTGCATAGAGGCGGTTGGTGTAGAGGCTGCCATCGCTGTAAATGATGGTGTGCCACCCCCATCCCCATCCGCCATAAGGGCCGCCCTTGCCAAAGCCTGCCGCGCCGCCAGACATAAAGGCGTTACCCATATCGATCTGGCCACCAGTGATCAGCGGGGCGCTGATGCTCACCCCAGCCTTGATATAGTCGGCGGTGATCTTCTCGGAGTGGATGATCTGGATAGTCGCCTTGCGAATGATGGCTTCGGCGATCACCGTCTGGCCGTTATCGATGGCAAACAGAGGGGCGGTGGCGCTTGGGCTGTTTGGGTTGAACACAAAGAACTGGCTGGCAGACACCATCACCTGGCTGGAGCCATCACTCTTGGCTACCAAGCCGATCCCTGCCTTGATATCGCCAGCCTGAGCCTTGACTGACCACATGGCTTCCGCACCATTCTCCAGGTCAGCGATGGCTTGGCTTTGGGTCTGCACTGCCGACTCCAACTCTCCAGCCTGAGCGGCAACCGTATCAATGCGCTTACCAAGCGCCCCGTCAGCCGTGGCTCTCGCCTCTGATTCAGTGGTGATCTGCCCGGATAGAGAGTCATCACCCTTTTTGAAGTCAGCCGTAACCTGCTTGATCTGGCTGGCAAGCGACTCCACGGCATCAGCCCGGGTTGTCGCCTCCTCGTTGATGCGCCCGGATAGCGCAGCGTCAGCCGTCTCCATGGCAGACTGCTGCTGGCTCAACTTCTCGGTCATGGCCGAGTCTGCGTCAGCGCTGGCCTTGGCCACCTCGGCAATAGAGGCAGACAGCGACTGGTCAACCCCCTCTATCTGCGCCTCAAGCACCGAGGTCTTTTGTGCCAGCGCCTCGTCCGCCGTACTGCGCGCCAGCCGCTCCTCGGTGATCTGGCTGTGCAGGTCGGCGCTATCCGCCTCGTAATCCGCAGTGAGCTGCGTCACATCTCTAGCCAGCGCCTCATGGGCATTGGCCAGCGTTTGCTGCTGAGTAATGATCTTGCCGCGCGCCTTGCGGTTCTCCCGGTCGCGCTCATCGCCTGCCAGTGCGCCCTCGACATCCGTTTTACCGCCAAGGTCGATGGATGACTCCATATTGTCCTGCCGCTGTGCCAGCGCCTGAGTGGTATCAACAACCACCTTTTCCAGGCTGGAGATACTGGCCGCGTTAGTGGCGTCCCCCTCCTTTACGCTGGCGTCCAGCGTGGTGATCCGCTCTGCCAGTGCGCCGTCACCATCTGCCCGCGCCTGCTCCTCTTGGGCCACTCTGGCGTTCAGGTCGCCAAGTTCGCCATCCACGTTGGCAGTCAACTCGTCAACTCGCCGAGACACAGCCTCATCAGCTGTCGCTCTTGCCTCGGATTCGCTGGCAATCCCGGCGCTCAGGGCGTTGTCTGCATCGGTCAGCTCGGCATGCATCTGATCTTGGCGCAGTGCCAGTGCGCTGTCAGCGTCGGTCGATACCTTCTCCAGTTCCTTGATGGCTGCCGCGGTTTCACCAAACGACCCGCTCGTCGAAGCGCTCAGATCATCAATGCGCTGGGCCAGCGCACTATCGGCGTCGGCAAATACTTCCTCCACGCCGGTGATGCGAGCCTGAGTGTCCGCATCCTTCCCCTCAAACTTGACGTCCATGTCGGTGATGCGCTTGGCTTGGGCGGCCTGCTCATTCACGATCACCTGCTGTTGGGTGCGAATAGCGCCAAAAGCTGTGCGGTTATCCCTGTCTCGCTCATCCCCTGCCAGTGCGGCATCAATGGCAGCCTGGCCAGCATCGCCAGCGCCATCAGCCTTGTCATTGGCTAGCTCGACCTCGGCTTTAATTTCATCAAGCCGCCCGGCAGTGACACCACCATTGGACTCAATTACTTCCTCTAGGGCGCTGATTTTGCCTTCGTTATTACCAGTCCGCACCTCCAGCCCGCTGACTCGCTGGGCTGTTACGCCGTCGGCGTCAGCGGTGACGCGCGCCAACTCGGTGATCCTGGCATCCAGCTCTTCATCGCCCCGCTTCACGGTGGCCTGCACCCCGTCGATTCGCTGTGCCTGGCTCGATAGCTCATCGGTGTGGACCGTCAACTTGCTTTCAGCGTTGGCCAGCCGCTCGCCCTGCTCATCAACCTCTTGCTGCGTCGCCTTCTGGGCCAACTCCCCCTTGGTGGCGTTCAGCTCCTGCCCAATCTGGGTAACCTTCTTCTGCTCCTCGGTGAACTCACCCTTGGTCACCGTCTGGCTCAGGCTGGCGTCGAGCCCGTTGATACGCTGCTCGGCCTCTGTGATCCGCTGCCCTTGGCTATCAACTGTGACATTATCCGCCTTGCTGGTGATCTGCCCTGATACGGCATCCAGCGACTGGTGTACCTCTGTGATGGAGGTGCGCAGCTCTTCACGGACGGCGTTAACCGCATCCATGGTGATGTTGCCATTCTCTGGATCAACCTCGAACACCGCATCCCGGAAGCTGTCAAAGTCGCCCTTGTACTTGTCGATCTTGTCGTTCAGGCGGTCCTGAACCAACCCGATATCGATACTGGCATTGCCAAGCTGGTCCTGTGCGTCCTTGAGCAGCGCCTCGCTTTCCTGCTGCTTCTGGTTCAGCGACGCCAACTCCCCCTCGAGGCTGGGGATCTTGTTCTGGATTGAGCCGATGGAGACATCCACCTCCTCCAGCTTTGGCTTGATTGCCTCCACATCCATGGAGAGTTGTGGCACTTTCTTGATGGGGTCTAGCAGCTCCTTGGCCAGATGGCTCTCATCAATCTGACCCTGCAGCTCGTCCAGGATGTCCTGTACGTCGCGACTGGTCTCGGCCTTCACGCCGTTGGCGTTAAAGGGGCCAGCGTCATCCTTGCCATTAACGAAGCGAACCCAGTAGTAAAACGTGGCCCCTTTGCCGATGGCGTCAGAGAACACATTGGCCGATGTGGTACCGACCAGCGTGGCGGCCGGCAGGCTATCAGTCTCGGCTCGCCATACCTCGGCATGGGCATGACCACGGTAGTTAGGCCCATCCCAGTCGATAACCACGGTATGAAACGCGCCATTAGCCTGCACATTGACCGGTGCGTGAGGTTTGTCATAGGTGCCGGTGGGGAATAGGTCCGGATTCTTGCCGGGGGTGAACGAGCCGCCAGCACCAGGGCGCAGAGTCGCCAGACCCAGCGCGGTCAGCTCGCGCAACGTGACAGCCTTGTCCAGCTTATTGCCGCGCTGCCCTGTCAGCAGCTCGACGTTTTCGGCGGTGGCGGCCTGATCTCGTCCGGCCCGGTATGCTGCTTTTGCCATTACATCAACTCCGCCATTGAGCCAGCCAGGGTAATACGCCGCACCGTAGCGGTACCGAACACCTCGATTTGCCACCATCGGCCACGCACCGGTGGCAGCCTGAACGCGCTCACAGTCAGATTGCCGGGTGATAGCTCCATTACCTGCTGGTTATCCACGAACAGCCTAATCCCGATCTGAGTGATGTCTGACGACAGGATCCGGCAGCAGCCATAAGCCGTGCCGCTGACATTCATAAACACCTTCGAGCGCCAGACGAACTGACCATTACCGGTCTCTCCGCCGCGCCAGATATGCAGATCCCGCCCCTTTGCTACAAACAGGCTATCGCTCTCCATGTCCGAAACAGCCGCATCCCAGCGATTGGTCAGCTCACGCAGGTCGCCAGACTTGGGGTCAAAGATAAAGGCGTGGGTATCGGTCATGCCTACGTACTTGCCTTCGTGATGCCAGGCGCGCAGGGTTTCAGGATTCATGGCCCGCCACTGTTTGCGGGTGATCACCTGTTCGGTCACCACCTGCCCACCGCTGGCGCCAATACCAACCAGGCCGTCAGGGGACGCATAGAGCACGACACCATCCATCGCCACCATGGAGCGCGCACTGATACAGGCTTGCGGCAGGTGGCTAAGCTTCTGGTTTGTTACCGAGGAAGAGCTCACGCCTTGAGCCAGATAGGGGTAACCCTTGGTGCCAATCACCAGCGCAGTATCAATGGCGGCGATCGCCACAATGTCGTGCTCTGTGGTGAGCCGGTATTTCTCCGGCCAGGCATAGGGCAGATAGGGCTCGCACAGATAGAGCGAGTTGCCAGCAAAGCCAGCACACATGCCGTTGGCCATCTGGCACAAGCCGCGCAGGGCAGCAGGGGGCGGAGCGTAATCGTAGGTCTCCAGCACAGGGCCTAGCTCACCATCGGCAAGGCCATCCACAAACGAGGCTTGCGCAATTGGCAGCTCTGCGACCAGCAGGTAATCAGCCAGGCCACCACCGGAGACAGACCGATAGATCCGGCGCTTGGTGATGTTGTTATCCTGCGACTGCGGAGGAGATAGCGCCAGCGTCACCGTTGATTCAGGAATAGGGATTGCCACCTTGCCGCTGGCTGGCCCGGGCGGCCCCTCCTCGCCCATAGCGGTGACATAGGTGTCAACGTAGTAGCGGGTTTCGTCATCGGTGATGTCGTCATCCTTGCCGCCCTCTGGCGGCGTGATGGCGCTGATACCAACAGGAACGCCGGGCGCAGGCACCCCGAGCCGATACCAGGCGGTAGGCTTGGCACTGCCACCGGTCGCTATCTGGGCATGGGTCACCTTGGGGTATTCGCCATCTGTGTAGTAGACCCGCTGATACTCATCCTGAGCGATAGGTGAACGCATGGCCTCAACCACCTTGTTCCATGCAAACCAGTGCTCGCCATAGCGGAACAGGGTCGTTGGCGTGATGGGCAGCACCACACCGGCGCTCGCATCCTCCTCGATGGGGGAGATAACGCCGTGATCAAAATGGCAGTCGCGGGCCACCACGGCCACTTCATCAGACAACAGGTGAGGCTCCACGCGCGGCGTTACTCCTCGCATGGTGACGATATCAATGGCTGACATGGGATTCTCGGCGGGCAGGAAACAAAAAGGCCCACTCAGAATAGAGCGGGCCATGATGGGTAAATCCTAACGCTGACAGCGCCAGGAGGCAAGGCTCACTTGGCTGGCTGCAGCACCTCTGCGCAGGGGCGCGGCACTAGGATGGTTTTTCCCTGGTGAACCTCCTGCACTTGACAGACCGGTCCGGGGGCCGTGGCGGTATTCCATGCCCAGCCCAGCAGCACGGCGACCACGATCGCCGTGATAGGTTCGAGACGAACGATCATGATGCCTCCAGTTTCGATGCCCAGACATACTGGGGCGTACCCACGATGACAGTCACCGGCGCCAGCGCGGCGGCCAGTTCGGCGTCAGTGGTGCGAACGTTGGCGTGATAGCCAGGGACTGGCTCGCGCACCTCCAGCTCGATGCCATCGACCAGTTGCACCTCGCCGGTGGGGCGGGTAACCATACCAGGCGGCAGCAGCTGCAGCGATGCGGTGGGGTGATAGAGGGTGCCGCTTTCGCTGTCCTTGATAAATCCAGCAGAGATAAGCGCTTTGGTCATGGCGGCCTTATCGGCCGCCTTGAGGTTTAGGTCGATAAAGTCGGTCATGCTACCGCCTTGATTTGATCGTCAGTAAGAGTGCGGCGCCAAATCTTCACATCACGAATATGACCAAACAGAGTGTCGGCCGATGAGAGCGTGGTGGTTGAGCCAAGGATAAGATCGCCAGACACATCTGCATCAGTCAGCGCAGATATGGCTGATGCTGGCCCGAATTTCTTCGCGCTAAACAACTTGGCTGTCGCCCCATTAAAGACCATGCCGCTTACTGCGCGACCTATCGGGTTTAATGAAAGCCCAGTAACAGGTGATACTGCGTTGAATTTTCCATAAATCCCTGTATCGGTAAAAAATGCATAACATCCTGGACCACACGTAAACAGGCGAGCATAGCGGCTGGTTGAGTTAACCCCTCTGAAGTTGACTTCCATTGCCACCGTGAAGGGCGATGCCGCAATATTTCCGGCCGTTTGGATCCATGCCTTGTCAGGCGCTCGGGTTGCCGAGACTCCGGTGGTTGGGATGTATGAGCTGGCGAACGGCAACGCTTCCAGTTGGAAGAAACAAATGTGGATAGGGATCGTGTCAATTGTTGTGGCTGCGAAACCAAACCCAGTATTACCAGCTGGGTTGGTCATTACCGTGTACATCCGCCACCAACCAGCTCCAAGATAAATGCCGGAAGCCTTTACACTCAGGGCGCCACTATGACCAGTGTAAATTGTCGGCATTTCGTTAGAGCCGTCAGCTCTTCGAGCAAAACAAGACAACGTTAATTGGCCTGTTTGCTGGGCGAATGAGGCGCGTACATAAGAAAAGCCTGTTGGATTTGGCGTCAATTTGTATGCATTTCCAGCCACACCTGTCGGCAATGTTACTGATTCCAGCTGGGCGTTAATGACGGACACACCTGGCTCGTTCTGGTTCCACCATAAATTTGTGCTCTGCCCCTCAATCAGCAGCCCCTCTCTCTCAAAGCGCGGCTCATTAGCGGCTGCGGTTTTAAGTAAGCCATCCTTGCCGATATAGGTTGCAGTTGAGTTTCGGGAAAAGTTGACCATCCGCGCCACCACATCCGACCCAACCAGCACATCCCGCCCATATCCTGTGATCATGCGCAGGCTGTCAGAGAGCGGTGCCCACACATCAGGCAGGGGCAGAGCAGCGGCGGCAACAATCCCCGCTGCCCGGTCTGCCTCTGTGCCAGAGCGATCCGCTTCTGTCTTGGCGCGGTCAGCCTCCACCTTGGCGCGGGCCGCCTGGCCTTCACCCTCGCTGGTCACCCGCTTCCAAGGGATCAGCTTGTGAGTCGTGCCGTCCGGGGCGGTTACCGTGATCTCTGCCGCATCGCTGGTAAACAACTGCTGAACCATGTCCGACTGACTCTGGTAGTAGGACAGGGAGGCGTTCAGCTTGCGGGCAAACTCCGGGATGGAGTCAGAGAAGGTGGTGATGATCTCGTAAGCCTTGCCGGTGCCGGTGGTGCCACGGAAAGCCTGCACGAGATGCAGCTCGGTATTTGACACCACGTAATCGACTTCATAGAGGTCAACCGTAGTGCCGGTGGTCATACAAAAAAGGTGGCCCTTGGCCACCCCGTTCTTGGCATCTGCAAAGGTGGTTCCGGTACCGGTCACCTTCTTGCTGCCGTTGTTGACGGCTACAGTGCCGTCACGCTTCCACACTCCAGCCATCTATGCGCCCCTTACTGCCCTGTCACCCGGTTAAAGCCAGCCTGCTGACGGGCTTCCATGTTGGCGTCAGCCTGGGTTTTCTCCCCAAGCTGCTGCAGGAATGCGTTGTAGTGACCTGCCGCGCGGTTGCTGTTGGCGGCATACTCGGCATCCTTGGAGAAGCAGCGGTAGAGCATGAAGTCGATGATGGGGTTGATGTAGATATCATCCAGATCCGCCATGGCTGGGGTGCTGGCGTTCTCTACATCAGCCAACTGCTTGGACTGCGGGGCGACCGAGTAGATCACATCCACCTTGACCGCGGCGGCCGGGCCTGGGTGCAGATAGAAGGTCTTGGGGTCGCGCTCTTCGTAGCAGTAGTTATCAACGGATGTCGCCGTCTTGCCGGAGTGCCAGTCGGGATAGCTGTCATCCAGCGCCTTGCGCGGCACAAAGCGGATCACCTTGCCGTTGGCGTTGCGCAGCACCTCAATCAGCCGCAGGGCGTCGGCAGGCAGCGCCTGCTTGGTGCCTGCTACGCAGATAAACTCAACGTTCTTGGTGTGAGCGTCAGGGCGAACCAGCACGATCGCCTTGGTGGCGTCGTTGTAGTAGTCCAGCAGCTCCTGCTTGGGCCAGCGGGTAAAGGTCGGATCGACCAGCAGGGTGTTAACCCGCTTGATGATGGTTGAAATAGGCACGGTAGCCATGGCGACTCCTTAGAAAAAGCTGTGTTTGCGGGGCGGGTTGTAGTATTCGACTTGGGTCGGGGCGCTGTGCTGTTTGCGGAACCGGCCAGCACGACGCCACCCCTCGACAAACTCGGCGCGATGGAAGTTGGCCCGCTTGGGGTCAGACCATGGGCGATCCGGTTGGGCATAGAGCAGCGCAGCCACACCATGGGCGATAGCCTCGGCATGGTCTGTGTAGAGCTGTGCAGGTAGCTCGGTTGCGCCTTTTACCGGGGCAGCCACGTACCAGATCCGCACATTGCTCAGATCGGTCAGGATGCTCAGCTCATTGGCCGACATGGCGAAGTAGTCGCGCCCTGAGTCCAGCGGCACGCCATCAGCACCGGTGAGGTGCAACACATTGCAGGAGGTAACCCCGTCCACATTGCACACCACCTCAAGGCTGCCAGCAGCCGCACTTGGCAGCAGGCGATCGAGGGTGATCAGCTCGGATTCGCGGCAGAAGGTGATTGCCGCCTCGGTCACGGCCTCTTCCAGCAGCATCTCGAGCGGACCTGTGATGTGCAGCCTGACGGTAGGCAGGAACTGCTCGCGGGGTACCATCTGCATGCTTAGCCCTCCGCCTTGGCGGCCTTGGCTTTCATGGCGTCACGCACGCGAACGCGGAAGTCGTCCACCTTCTCCTGCGGCCCCTTCTGCTCGATACCCAGATCTTCACCTTCGATCAGGGTCGCCAACTGGGCAGAGGTGAGCTTGGCCAGATCGATATCACCGACCACCATGCTCTGCTCTTCGGCCAGGCGGGCAGCTTCGGCAGCAAGGCGCTCCTGCTCTTCCGCTTCCATTCGTGCGATGGTCTCCTGCCGCTCCAGCGTGCCGGCCAGCGCTTCTTTGCTGACCCAGACGGTGGGGAACTCCAGCAGCTGCATGGCGATGTGGCTCTCCACATCAACTGGCGTGTGGCGCGGAAACACCAGGCGGGATCCGGTCACGGTGTCTTTCTTGCTCGGCTTGTCGCCGATATAAACCACGGCAATTTTGTCGCTCACGGCAATATCTCCAATCCAGAAATGAAAAAGCCCGGCACTGGGCCGGGCATGGCGTGACGGGCAGCCTTACAGGTTGCCGATCACCTCATAGTGCAGCTTGAGCTTGACCGTGCCCGTTGCCGCAGCGCCGCCGACGGTGAGGGTGATCTCCTGGTCGGGCAGCGTCATCAGATCGTCCACCGGGAAATACTTGGATACCGCCGTAGCCGTGCCTTCGGCGTTGATGATGACTGTCGAGCCGACGGTGACTGTCAGCGTGGTGCTGGCACCCAGCCCGGCGCTGATGAGGGTGGCGCCGACCACTTTCAGGTTGGGCTCCACCTTGTCACCAAAGGCAATAACGTCGCCGGAGGGCACTGCCGCCAGCTTGGCCACCAGGGTCGGGGAGATAGAGAGGTTGCCGAACGAACCAATAAACCAGCGGTACGCTCGGGCGAGCAGGGTAGTTTTGGCCATGATATGGCTCCTTGTCTGGTCAGATTTAAACAGGAGGGGGTATCACCCCCCTCGCTCGGGTGGGTGGCTTAGCGGCCGACGGCGCTGACTGCGGTATCCAGCACCATGCAGCCATGGTCCTGAACGTTGCCGTTGCGCTGCTTGAAGCGGATCTTCTGCAGGCCGGATACCCAGCTGATGGAGATCTCGGTGCTGTTGCCATGGTCGGTTTTCTCTTCGTGCATGCCGAAGGAGCCGCCCTGCTCGCCAGAGCCGAAGGCGTTGGCCAGCGCCTGACCGCCCAGCAGCACGGCGCGGTCAATGGTGGTACCAGCAACCTTGTCCACTTCCACACCGGTCGCGGAGTTGGCTGCGCACACCTTGACGGCGCTGCCCTGGTTGAAGCGGATCGGCATGCCCTTGTAGGGCTTGACCAGGATGCCGCGCCACATCGCACCTTCACCGCGGAAGATGGGGTGGTTCCAGCCCTTACTGCGCTCAATTGAGGCCGACAGCATCGCCTGCCAGTCCTTGCCGGAGGTTGAGGTGTAGAAGTCGTGCCACTGGCGCGGGGTGACATAGAGCACGTAGAGCGGCTCGCCACCGGACGGGTCGGAGACCATGCGGATCGGCTGGATGGGGTTGGCCATCTCAGACAGGAACAGCGACATGTTGTCCACGCAGCCCAGATTGAAGCGGTCAGCCGCGTCGATGCCTTCGAAGCTGGTCGCATCACCACCGAAGAAGTGGCGCTCGTAGGTTGGCGCAGTCAGCGGGTTGATCATGATGTCGGCAAATTCCGGGTCATCCGCCAGCGGCAGAATGATATCGGTCGCGGAGTAGTCGCCTCGGGCACCTGCCAGCTGGGCAAAGCCGCGCTGATCAACCAGGCGACCGTAGTAGCCATCACCCAGCAGCACGCGGGCGGTCTTGATCAGGTCGTGCTTGGTGCGGGACTGGCTCATTTTGCCGCCAGCATCAACGCCGTGACGGGCCTGATTGACCTTGAGACCGAAGTCAGCGAAGGACAGGGACTCGAGGCGCCCATCCAGCTTCTTGTCGCCCATGGTCGGGCGGCCAGAGAGCTGATGGAACAGCTGCATATCAACGGTGTCGCCAGCAACCTTGGCCAGATCGGTGATACGAACCACCGGCGCACCTGCACTGGTCTGTTTGCCGCCGTTGACCTTGGCGCCCTTGGGGGCCTCTTCGGTCAGCATGTTCACCAGCGAGTGGGAACGGTTGGCCGCGGTAAACAGGGCGGCCTGCAAAATCTTGTTGGCTTGCGCCGAGGTGACTTGGGTCATGATCCTCTCCTACATGAAAACAAAAACCCCGACACAGTGGCCGGGGTTGGTTGATGTAAACGGGGTTGTTGGTTAGAACCCGGATTGCTCCAGCAGCGCCTCGATCTGGGCGTCGCTCATAGCGCCAAGCTCACCAACCAGTTCGGTTTGAGACATGGCGCCATAGCGCTCGACACCCGTTGCTGGTGCGTGATGGGTTTGGCCGAGTTCTGATGGGCTGAACGGGATGTGATCAGCGGGTTTCTCTGCCGCCTTGCCGGGGGCCTTGGCTGGAGGCGCTTCAACCTCGTCACCAAAGGCCAGCTTGGTGCGGCGAGCCACTTCTGCGAATCGCTCCGCCAGCGGCTTGTTGCTCCACGCGGGATCGGCCTGCAACTTGTCATCGATAGTGAGGGCCATATCGAAGCGGTCTTGGTCGCCGTCACGCCATGCGGCCAGGTCAGGTACCGCCTGCAGTGCGGCCTGTACCGGGTTGGCGACTGGCTGAACCTGTTGCGGCGCGGCTTGCGGCTCCAGCTTTTGGAGCTTGCGGGCAATGGCAGCAATGGGCTTGCCGAGATCCGGGTAGTCCTGTGCCAGTTGCTCCAGCTCTTCCTGGCTGATGTCGTCCGGGTCAACCGATGGGTCGATCCCGTTCTTCTCCAGCAGCGCCTGCAACTTATCCCGCTCAGCCTTGGCCTGCTGCGACTGAGCCAGCTGCTCACGCAACTGCTTGGCTTCATTGCGCGCCTGTTCCAGCACTTCATACGGGATGGTGTGTTGACCGTTCTTGGCCATAACGACCTTTTCAGGTGCGCTGGCCTGTTCCTCAACCTGATTGGCTGCGGCTTGTTCGTTACCGGCTGCCACCTCGCCCGCCGACGGCGCGGGTTCTACGTCCGTTTGTTTGGTGTCAGTGCCATTGTCCAGCTCGACATCGGGCGCTTGCTCAATCTCGGCCAGCATGGCTTCCAGTTCGTCCAGGCTTTCAGTTCCGGTCAGGTTATCGATGCTTGTATTCATGGTCGTCCTCGTGGGTTTTCAGTGGGTGGTATCGCTGCCCAAGCGGGGGAAGGCTCTCGGTGAAAGCACTCCCCGGCTGGGGCTGGGCATAAAAAAGCCCGCACAAGGCGGGCAAAGGCTGCTGCTGTCGTCTATCACTAGGGATTCGTTGGGCCACCGACTCGCGTCCAGCTCATTTCTTCAAGGTGGCACTTGAGCCGCCAGCCTTCCAGCTTCCACAGATCTTGGCGGGCCTTGGCTTCGGCATCCTTGATGGCGTACTTGGCGCCAAGCTCTGCATTGAAGTTGGCCGGGTCGGCGCAGGCGGTCATGCCGATGGCCAGGGTGAAGCCGTTGGCAGCAATGGCGGTGGCCAGCGTGGTTGTGGTGCCGGGAACAACCTGCACCTCATAGCGAACACCGCGCATCATTGCCTCGATCTGGTCAGGTGTAACGCGCGGCGCGGTCAGCCCGAGAGCCTCAATATCTCGCTCCATTTCGGCATCAATCTGCTGGCGGTCAGTCATGGCCTGCTCCAAATAAAAAAACCGGCGCTATGGCCGGGTCTGGAAATGAAAAGGCCCAATCTCGAAAGACTGGGCCATGATGGAGAAATCCTAACGCTGGGCGATTAGGAAAGCAACTATCAGAGCGCGATCGCGTCTATCTGCTGCTGAATGGCGTCCAACAGCTGGGCCTGTAGGGCTGCCTGCTCGGTCTGCATCGCCTGCTGCTGGGCTGCCAGCTGCTCCATCTCCTGCAACGTCTTGCCGGTCTGAGCCTGCTTGAGGGCGTCCTCGAAGCGGATGGAGTCGGTCAGCTTGGTGATGCGCTGGGCCTCTGCCTGCCACTTGGCGGCCTTGCCTTCCAGTTCTGCCAGCTTGGCCTGCATCTCCTGCATGGCCATCTGCTGCTGCATCTGGGCAAGCTGGGCCTGTTGCTCTGCGGCGGCGCGCTCCTCATCGCTCATCTCCTCCGGATCCTTCTGGATGTTGAGGGCATTGCGGATCCGCTCCACAAACTCCGCCTTGCGCGGCACATCCATCAGCTCAACCAGCAAATCGAAGCAGGCAGCGGCGGCCTCTGGCGGCAGCTGGGACATGGCTTGCGTCATCCGCTCAGCCAGTTGCTGCTTGTAAGCTGCGGTCTGCTGGATGGGTGCCAGAGCAATATGGGCTCGCAGCCGGGTCACATCGTTGGTCAGCTTGCCCCCTTCCTGCTCCACGTTAATCACCACAGCCTTGCGGCGGCGCGGGTCGTCGCGATTGACGGTCACCTTGTAGTTGCGCTTGCTGGCCATATCCTCCAGCAGATAGGCCAGTGCCAGCTGCCCTACCTGCTGGCAGCCCATCCGGTAATTGTCGTTGATCTCCGACAGGGTGGTCGCGCCCTGCTCCACCAGGTTGCTGATGGCAACACCAGATTGGCCGGTCGAGCCCTGCCCCAGGAATGCTGCGTAGACGCCCATGGTATCCTGAATGAGCTTCACCGAGTCCTGCATCACCTGGAACTGCTGGGCTGCCACGTTGAAATCCTGCTCCACCTTGAAGGCGTCGCTCACGCTGGTTTTGTTGGCGCGGTCAGGGTTGAGCTCGATATAGCCATCCGGGCGCTCCACCTGCTCCAGCACCTGATCCCGGCTCATGTTGGTGGCGTCCTTATCCATGATGACGCGCTTGGCCTGCAGCAAGAAGGTGAGTTTGATGCGGCGCAGGTTCACCTCATCCTGTGCCGGCATGGCGCGGGCAATCAGGCCATACGGCTCGCCGGTGCGGTCCTTGCGGTACCCCCAGAACGGCACCAGCGGATACATGTTGTGCGGGGCGGTGCAGGGGCGATCGACCAGATGATGGGGGCCGACGAACCAGGATTCGCGGATCACGGCTACCGGGCAGCGTTCCAGCCTGGCGCGACCGCTGGCAATGGCGGCGCGGTGCAGCTGGTTGCTCTTGTCAAACTCCAGCGCCCGGCCAGAGTCGAGCATCAACACCTGACGCATGGTGTAGGTGCGGTAGTAGACCACCTGCAACAGGACGCGATCCCGCTCCCGGCTGCACCATTCCACTTCCTTTCCGCTGAACTGGCTCCATTCGTCATAGGCGCTGACAAGGTTGGGATCCAGCCCCTCTATGGCGGTCAGGCTGACCATACCGGCCCAATCGTTGATGTCCCACTCCAGCGCCTGAGCCTTGCTCGGGAACATGGTCTTGGCCTCATCCAGATCAACCCAACGGCGGCGCATCAGCCAACGGCAGTCGCTCAAATCTGGCTCACGGCTGTGCCAATCCCAATACACCTCGTCACGGTGGACGCTGCTGAACTTGTAGCGCGGGCCGAACGGGTCACCACGGCGGCTTACCTCCACCCAGCCCAATCCTGTCTTGATCTGGCCGCCATATGCCTCGCCCCGGGCGCGATCCAGCCCGCCCAAGCGGCACATGTCGGAATATTCGGCGTTGACGGCCTCGGCCAGTTGCTCGAGCTCGTCGTCGTGGTCATCAGCGACAACCATCAGATCGGTGCGGCTCTTGGCCTCCATCCCCAACACGCCGTCAATAGTCGGGGCGATCAGGTTATGGATGGTGATGGGCTGGCCCCGCTCCTTGAGCACCTTGACCACCTCGGGCGGCAGCTGGTCGCCGTCGTAGTAGGCACAGGAGCGATTGGCAAGGCTTCGCCAGTCTGGCTGGCCATTGATATCGCTCATCAGCGCGAGCAGCTTCTGCGTATCGAGGCCGCCCTTATCGGGGGCTTTGGGTTGTGAGTTGATCATCAGTTGGCCATCCAATGCTTGGGTTTACGGGTGGATTCGGGTTTGACGATGCGGGCAGGCATGCGGGCGCGCATCTCTTGGGCAATCATGTAGCTCATCAGTTGGTCGTCGTAGCAGCCTTCCTGGGCGTTCATGCTGCCGGATTTGTCGTAGACGTAGGTGGTTGCTTCGGAAATGGTGCCTATCCAGCGGATCCCGGCCTGACCTGCACGCAGCAGGGCCTTGAGACCATCCACCACGATCGGCTTGGATTGGCGTGTGGTCAGCCAGCCGAGGCGCTGGGTCTCATCATCCCGATCCCGGTCGATATACTCCTGGGTGTAGATGCGGCGGGTAGGGTAGAGCTCGCGCAGCTTGAGCAGGACGGCGTGGCCGTGGTTGTTACGCTCCGGGCCGATATAGGCGGGGCCATGCTCTGCGGTGCCGTAGAACTTGCCGACATGGGCCAGCAGCTGGGCAAATAGACCGGGATCCAGATGGCCGAACCAGTGGGCCACCTGGCGCCCGTCACTCTTGGCGATCACATCAAAGCTGGAGCGGTCGCCGTGCTCGAGACCTTCCGCCACATCGGCGCCAATGGCGTAATCATCATCGGGATCGGGCAACTCCCACACCAACAGCATGTTTTCAAGGGAGCGCTGGCCCTGCTCGTCCAGTTTGTCCGGCTTGCGGGCCTTCTCGCGCTTGCCGGTAACGGGATCCATGTCATAGACGATGAGAGGCGGCATGCAGTCGCCCTCTGCCTCCATGGTGGCGATGGGGTCGAATACCCTACGGCCAGAGGTCAGGAACGCTTCCAGCGGCGTGCTGGGGTACTCCTGCTTCATCTCCTCGCGCTGGGTCCCCTCTTTCAGCACATACCACTGACGCTGCTCGTCGCTGATGGTGCAACCCATGGCCTTCTCAACCGCGGCGAAGTATTCAGCCTGGGCCTTGCTCATCACTACACCAGACGCCGGAACATCGGCGCGATACTTGGGATCTTGCCACCAGGCGAAGAAGTGGAACTTCCAATCCAGCTGGGTCAACTCACCAGTTGAGCGAGACAGCTCCAGCGACTTCATGCTCATGGAGTGGAAGTCGCCACCAACGCCCTCAGCGGTGCTTTCTATGAACGCCACAGAACCCTCATGAATGGCGTTGAGGGTGCCTGTTCGCACCTCCTTGGCCTTCTCAGGGTACTTGGCGCAGATCTTGCCGTGCTCTGACACATGCAGACGCTGGACGGTACCGGAGCGGAAAGAGGTGGCGACGCGAATGCTGGATCCGTGCTTGAATAGGATGTAACCACCGTTATTCCCGCCGCGCCGGGTCACCACCTTGAACTGAGCCTTGATCCAGCCGGGCAGGTTATCGAACGGCACTTCAATCTTGGTGCGGTAGATTTCCCCCGCCGCAGCCAGGTCCTGAGCAATGATCCCGCACTTGAGGTTGTCGTTGAACAGCGCCTCATCCAGCAGATAGATATCAATTGCCGTGGAGAACCCGAGCTGACGCGCCTTGAGGATGATGTTCAGCCACCACATGGTCTTGAACAGCAGCTCCTGCGCCGGACGCAGCCGAAAGCGCACCAGCTGGCCCTGCTCGTTCTCGATCATGTAGAGGTTGTTCATCCGCCACCACTTATCGCTGAGCTTTTCGCGGATACCAGCAATCTGCTCCTGCTCAGTCATGGCGGAGATGTCGAGTTCGGTCATTGTCACGACATCAACCCCCCGGTGCCCATCTTGCGGAGCTCCGATAGCATCTCACTCACTGGGGTGGTATCGCTGCCGCCATCCTTCTCCAGTCGATCGGCTTCGGCCGTCAGCTTGCGGGTGGCGGCCTTGATGCGCTTGGTGTCTGCCTCAATCTTGGGGCCGGTCACCTCATCGATACGAATGGCGCTCAGGGTGCGCTCGATGGACTCAATCCGCTGAATGTTGCGGTCAAGGGCCTGCTCGGCTTTCAGGATCTTGTCATAGAGCGCTATCCGGTCGGTCATCTCGGTGGCATCTAGCAGATCCTGATGCAGGTTCTTCAAGGTCTTGGTGACAGAGATAACGCGAGCCCGGGTGAATATCAGCTCGTCCCTCAGCCTCAGCTCCTCGGCCTGGTCGAACAGCTCAGGCGAATCGAGGAACTGGGCGTAACCGCCGTGGGTCAGCGCAGGGCGATCGCCAGGCTTCCACTTTGCGACAGGGCTCGGGTTGCCGGGGTTGCCGACGGACTCACGATTGCCCACGCCAAAGCGGCCATCTGGCTGGCGCCCCGATTTTCTTTTCGGGTTTTGGCCTGAGTCGTCAGGGGTTTGTGTGGATGAGGATGACCTTTCCCCTCTTCCCTCTCCCCTCTTGGCCTTGCCTTCATTCCCCTTGGGTTGCGCACTTTGCGCAGATTGCGCAGTTTTGCGCACTTCGGATTGCGCAGATTGCGCAGCTACGCGAGATTTTTCAGGTTGTGCAGGGGATTGCCCCCGAGATTTCACATAGCGACGCGCCGAGTTGTAGTTCAGGCCGCGGCTGTCACACCAGTCTTTCGCACTGATGCCTGTCGCTTCATGCTCCTGCAGGAACTCTGCATTGAGCTGTGCCCAGTCGGTCTTTGCCATTTAGAGAGATAACTCGCCTTCGACGATGGCATCACCAGGTACAGGCTCATGGGTAGCCGGTACTACGACAGAGACGCCAGTATTCAGGGTGACCAGGGCCTGACTCCCGTCATACTCCCTCACCTGAGTAACAACCCCGGTCACGGTAATGCCATTAACCACCGCATCGCTCCAGTGCATCGAGATAGTCCAGTAGGTCGGCTGTGGATTCCCCAGACTGTGAGATCGGAAGAGCGGTTCAGCAGGAAT